TGCTGATCGGCCCGGTGACGCGCTCGCGGGCGCGCGCGTTGGCGCGGCTGATCACCGTGAAGTCGAGCGGACCCTTCTGATCGAAGTCGGGTTCGAGGATCGAATAGCTGAGACCCTGATCGGCCCCCGGCTGGCCCGGCGGGGCGACCACGACATTGAACTCGTGGGTCTGGAAGCCTGCCCGGATGGCGCGCGCAATGGCGACCACGCCCGACATCTCGTCGAGCCCGTACTCGTGCTGCCACATCGAATAGCCGCCCGCCGTGTCTTCGTGCGGCTCGATCCCGGCCATGATCGGGTAGTTGTAGACGAATTCGTAGAACCCGGCCGAGCGTCCGCCATTGGGCAGCGGCGTGTCGTACCAGCGCTTCTCGATCCAGTTATAGATCACCGCCCAGTTGCATTCGGTGGCGTTGCCGCGCGGGAAGCACCACCATATTTCGCTCCACCGCGTCACCTTGTAGGCGAACACCTTCTGGCGCTCGTCCCAATTGAGGTTGTCCAAGAACCACTGCTTGTTGTCGTTGTTGGGCAGTTCGCGCACGACGCCGTTGAACAGCGCCCAGCCCGAGGTCGTCGGCCAGTAGTAGATGCCCTCGTGCTCGATCACGCCGTTCGACGACAGGATCGAGCCGGTCGTCGTCACCGTGGTGAAATCCCAGTCGAGCGGCGGACCGACGAAGGACCCTATGATAACTGAGGACAGCGACCACAGGATGATGGCCGGACCACTCTGGCCCCGGATCGGCAGGGCGCGCACGATCTTGTCGCCGACCGGCCGCGAGTCGCCTGACCCCTCGCCGATGAAGTCGATGGAACTGGTCGACGTGCTCCACTGGATGATGCCGTCATGGCCATAGAGGAAGAGCGTCAGGCCGACCGCGCAGATGCCGCCCGACGAGCGCACCTGATGGGCCGTCATCGCCATCGACGAGGCGATCATCGAGTTGTTCAGTTCGTAGACGCCGTTGACGACCGGCGGGCCGGGCGAGAATTCGGTGGTGACCGAGACGATCTCGGTGCCCGCCGGAATGCCGGAGCCGAAGATTTCGACACCCTCTTCGAGGAAGCCGCTGGGCATCGCCGTAACCGTGAGAGTCGTTCCGGAAATCGACCCGGTGAACGCCGTGCCGTCGGGTATCTGGATCAGCGGCGTGCTGGCAATGATGTCGCCGTAATAGACCGGATGGGCCGACGAGGTGGTGATGCTCGACGCCGACGGCGTGCCGTTGGCGTAGATCATCGTCGTGTTGGTCGGGATGTCGACCTGCTCGGCCAGTTGCCAGTTGAACGAGTCGTTGGGCAGGTAGCCGACCGGCGTGCGGTCGATCAGGCCGGTATTGCCGCCACCGGCATTGTTGATGGCAAAGCGCTGGATGGCCCGCCCCGACGCGATATGGACGAAGCTGAACCCGTCGTTGGAGAACACGTCGATGGCGCGCACGATGCCGTTGACCGAGCGCAACTGCTCGACGTAGCCGCGCATCTTGCGCGGCTTGCCCTGATACCAGCGGCACCAGTAGGCCATCAGGTAACTCTGCTGGCTGAGCCGCGTGCCGTCGCGCGCCACGCCGGGCTGCGACAGCATAAGCTGCGGACGCGATGACATGACGCCTTGGGGGGCCTGCGCCATCGGCTTACGTCTTGATCAGGTGGCGGATGATCAGGGTCGCCTGCACGTTGGTGACGGCCGTCGTGCTGCCGACGGTGTTGGCGGCATCGGTCAGGCCATGGGAGCCGTAAGAGGCGAAGGACAGCGCCTCGGCATTGGTGCCGAAGGTGGAGTCGAACCAGTGGCTGTGAAAATCGTTGGGCACCGGAGAATGGCTGCCCTGATCGCCTCGGCTGTAGTTGTTGCTCGACGGGCCGGTATTGCCATAGACGCGCACCGTCTGGCCGCCCGCCGTAGTCCCGGTAAAACCCTGATTGGGAGACGCCCACTGCGCGTTACGAACAAACAACTGGGGAATGTTGAGATTGGCCTGCTCGGCATCGACGCCACCGGCCGAGCCCAGCAGGTTGGAATTGCCGCCGGGGAAGTAGGTGTTGCGCAGGCGGTTGGTGCCGCCATCCATGTTGGCCAGCACGCGCCCGCGCGTATCGGGCAAGGTGAAGGTCGTGCCGGTCAACGGCCCATGGGCATTGTCGAGTACCGCCGCCAAGGCCGGGAAGTCGGCAATCAGGCGAGTCGTGCCGTCGCACGGCAGCCACGCCGTGCTGACCGGCGCGTTCTTGCCGCCATAGGCGACCATCGTGCCGGGCATCAGGATCGCGGCAATATCGGTGATCTGCGACCCGGTGATGGCGATGGCCACGTCCTCGACATGCGCCACCCGACCTTTGGCATCGACGCGAAGCTGCGGCACCTTGCTGCCGACGTTGGGCGCTGCCGGATAGGTTCCCGGCGTCAGGTTGGCGACCCCGGTAGGCATGTCGGCCAGACCCAAGGTGCCGGAGGTGGTGATCGCCACGGGCGAGCCACCCGTGATCTCGGTGCCGACCGTGGCAATGGAGGTAACCGTGCCGCTGGTCGCCGTGAAGGCGATGTCAAGCGCGCCATTCTGGCTGCGCAGGATGGTGAAGTGGTCGACCGGAATGAGGATCGGCGGCGTGTCGGTTGTCGACCCCTGCACCGACACCGTCCACGGTCCGCCGCTACTGGTCGTGCGATTGTAGACGAACCAGTAGCCGGTGATGCCGTCGCCGTAGGTGATGACCCGGTTGCCCGTCAGGATACCGGTATAGTCCTGAACCTGCGACGCGACCTGCACCGGGGTCAGGGTCAACGGCCCGGTGCCGGGCATGTCGATATTGATGCCGGTGACGCTGGTCGCGATGGCGCGGCCATGGCCCATCGTGGCAAAGCCGGTGCCGTAGCAGTAAACGACGCACGACTCGCCGGGACCCAGCACCTTGGTCGTCGCGTTGTCGATCAGTTCGCCCGCCGCCGGGTCAATCGTGATGCTGCCGCCCCCGGCATTGATGGCGATGATGAACCAGCCATTACCGGTGGGCTGCGGTGGCGGCCCCAGCGAATTGGCCGCCGCGATGTTGTAGGTGACGTTGCCGACGGTATTGCGAAAGACCTTGGCCCGGCTCGCCGCGTCGAGCGTGATGGTGCCCGCCACCTGAGTCGTCAGGTAATCCTGATCGAGCAGGTTGGTTCTGGCGCGCAGGCCCATGCCCGCCAAGGTCGCGGCATCGGCCGCCGACGTGCCCGCGCCCAACTGGGTCGAATGCCATTGCCCTGCCGGGGTCGTGTTGTCGACGAGGTAGGTGTACCACTGCTTGCCGGGCTGCAGGGTGATGATGACGGTGCCGTCGTACTTGAACACCGTAACGGCATTGGAGCCGACGTTGTTCCACAGCACGTCTTCGCCGACGCTGACGCGCGTCGCATCGGGCATGAAGATGCTGAGGCCGGGCAGGGCGACTATGTCGATCTTGTCGGCGACGACTCGGCTGCCATCGAGCGCTTCAAACGGCCATTCCAGTTCGAGGTCGAGGCTGAGCGGGGCCAGCGTCGTGCCGTAGGCTTTGTAGCTCAGATCGGCAGGATTGACGTTCTCGCCGCCGAAGACGTTGGTGTAGGTGTTCATGACGACCTCCGGGCCTGCGCCCGATCAGATATTTTCGCCATGTCCTGCATGTTCACGTTGTTGAACTCGTCGTCGGCCAGCGACTTCCACAGGCCCATGCGGCCATCGTTCTTGATGAACGGCTCCAGCGCCTTGAGGCATTCATAGAGCAGCATGTTGGGGGTGAACTGGGTCAGGTAGTTCTGCGGATTGCTTTCCCCGAGAAGGTCCGGCAACCGGTAGACGGTGGCCTCGAAGGGATAATCGTTGTCGGGCACCGGACTGACGAGCCAGTGCTCTTGGTCGTAGTCGCAGTAGAAGACCGGCGCATCGAGGTACGTGTCGTTGGGGTAGAGGGTGCGGATGTACTCGTAGCCGCGCGCACGGAGTGTCCGCCGGTTATTCTTTTGAGGGCCGGTGCCGATGTTGATCGAGACGGTGTTGCGCCAGCCTTCGGGCTTCGCCACAACGGATTGGGCCTGTTCAAGCGTGGCCGTGAGGACATAGCGATACCCCTGAATTTTCAGCTTGTCGGCAATCGAGCGCTCGGCGCGATTGATGATGTGCGGAAGCTGGAAGTCGACGGTCTCGTCATTGCCGCCGCCGCGCTCGACATACTGATTGAGCGTCGTGACGAGAGTGCCGAAGGTCATGCCGGTCGGGGCGGGAGGGATCGCCATGGTCAGCCCTCGCGCAGCCAAAGGTCAGCGGTGTCGAACGGCAGCGGCTCCAGCGGTTGGTCGGGCCGGTAGAACGGTAGGGTGATCGGATCGGGCGTGCGCGCCGACTGCCGGTAGGGATCGTAGACATCGCGGCACCCCTCGGCCGGGTCCTTGCAGACCTTGAGGCCCGAGGCATTGCCGTCCGACATCAACTCGGCGAGCGGGCGCTTGGTCGAGCAGCGGTCGCACACGCCGATGCCCAAGGTGGCGTTGCCGCGCGTGTCGAGAAATTTGCCGGTACTGCCGCTCATGACGACTCCTATGCGGTGTAGCTCGACAGGCCCATGTCGTAGTTGGTCGGGCTGTTGTCGCGCTCTTCGCCTTCGGCCAGTTCGATGGCTTCTGCTTCCTCCTGCTTGAGCATCGGGTAACGACTCATGTCGGCCTCGGGCAAAGATCGGCAAAGTCGTCGGGCCAACTCGGCGGTGATCGCATCGTACCAGCGGCGCGGCAGGTCAAGCGCCTGCGTCGGCTCGGCCACCGTGTCGAGATATTCCTGCGCCCAGCAGATAAGCTGGTCGTACTTGGCCGAGGCATCGGGCACCGGCCAGACCAGCAGGTAGGGCGCATCGAGGTCGCGCTGCTGGTAGTAATTGACGATGCGACCGGGCGAGGTCTTGCTCGGCATCGAATTGTACTCGTCGAGGTTCCACGGCTCGATGGGAATCTCGCTCGACATGTGACCGAAATAGACTTCCTGCACGTCCATCGTCACCGGCATCTGGCTCGGCCCCAGCGGCACCACGGCGCGCACCCGCCAGCCCAGACTGGCCGGGGCACCATCGACGTCGGTCCATACCCACTGGCCGACGCTGGTGACGCCGGTCACGCCATCGAGGGTGATCCACGACACGCCATCGACGTGCAGGTATTCGAGGAAGTAGCTCAGTTCGATGGCGATGTTGAACTTCACGCCCAGAGTCGTGACCTGCACCGCCTGATCGAAGATCATGCCGATGATGCCGTTGAGACGAAGCTGATTGCACGACGTGTTGAAGTCACCGTCGAAGGCATAGGCCGCCGTGCCGTCGGGCTCGCCCAGCGCGTCGGTGCTGAACGGCGTGCCGTAAGCGTAGCGCGACAGGGAGCGGCGCGTCACTTTGGAGGCGACATTGACGCCCGGCGGCAGGTTGATGCGGCGCTCGTTTTCGTAGCACGGCAGGATGAGTCGTTGACGTTTCCATAGCTGAATCCCTCGGTTCAGCAGCGCCGGGAACATCAGGTTCAACTGGTCGAGCGACTTCTCGACGATCTCCGACGTAAGCTGCGTTGGCTTGATGCCGCAACGACTCGTCGCCTCTTCGATCATTTCGCGCGCCGTGTAGGGGCGCAGCGCGCCGGAGTTGCTGGCCGAGGTCATAGGCGAGCCATCAGGTAAGAGGTGAGCGAGGCTTCCTGCTGGGCTGTCAGGGGAAGCGTCACCATCACCGTGTTGATGTTGCCGAGCCAGAAGTTGCCGCCATTGAAAGCAGCGCCGATAGTCACACCGCTCAGTGTTGCGCCGGTTGCCGGAACAGCAGCCGTCGTTGCAACACCAACGCCATCGACAAGAGCCTCCAGGGTCGTGCCGGAAATCTTGCCAAGGTGGACATGTCGGCCGCTGTAGTCGGTCGTGACTTGAATAGAAACAGGAAGCGACGCGCCTGTGCCTGCAGCGCAGGTTGCCCGGCTTACGTTGCTTATGTTCGCTCGTGTGATGCGGCGACTTTGCGTGGTCGCACCGGCACTGCCGTACTGGAAGATGGTGCCTTCCATAGCAGAGTTGCCGGGGGCGTCTTGTGTTGCCACGCCCCATAGCCAGACCGGGTTGGCCCCGGTCGGCAGCGGCATGGAGGTGGGGCCGACAAAGATATTCGTCGTGCCGTTGAACACGAGGTTAGGTGCGTTGTAGGTCGGGCGCTGGCCGCCCGAGGCATTCATGGCATAGCCCGCAACCTTGTCACGCCACTGTGAGACAAGTCCACCAACCTCCGTGATCGTGCTGGCGTCTGCGGCATCCCACCACGCAATTAGCGATGCACCGAGCACTTCCGGTGAGAACGACAGGGCTTGCAGTTCAGCGTCGCTCGCCGTCGCCCGCGTCTCGATGCTCCTGACAGTGCCAAAGTAGTAATTGTTGGTGGATGCTTGATTGCCGATGGTTGCCGTCGTCAGTCCGCTTGGCATGGTAGCGGCAAGATCGGTAAGAACCGCCGCGCCGTTCAGGGAGAAGGCGACATCGTTGGTGGCAAACCGTACTGCCATGCCGTAGTCGGCGTTCGAGGCCAGTGCAGGATTTAAGATCGCTTGCGAGACGCCACCTGTCACAACACGCACATCCATCAATCCTGATTGATTGCGCGCCAGATACTTCGTGTTGCTCTGCGTGCCGTCGTTGATCGCCAAAATCATCTGCGCGACGCTGGTTGTCGCGACGTTGTACGGCATGCGTCCCTTGACGATGAACGCCTGATCGGTCAGCACACGCGAGTCGGTGATGCGTGCAGTCTCGACTGCGCGTGTTACTGCCACTGTGCTCGTCTTGATCGGTGAGCTTGCACCGGCCAGTCCCGAGAACACGCCAGCGCCCAGTTCCATCACCTCAAGCTGCGGCAGGCCGATGCGCAGGGTGATGTCGAATGGCAATGCAATCGTATATGGGAAACGGATGTCTGCACTGACGCATCCAGTCGATGCGCTGACCATCGTGCGTGTGTAGGTAATTCTCTGTGTCCTGAGAGATGCAGACGTGGGTGTAATCCCGCTGACGGTCTGAGCGATAAATGCACCCGCGGCATCTCGCTCGTTTATTCCTGCTATAGGACTGATGTTCGTCAGCGACCCGCCAACAAGACGCACAAATACGCTGTAAGACCATATCTGATTTTGTGCGGCAACAATCTCGCTCGCCAAGTTGTAGCTGACTGTTTTCGTGCCCGATGCTGTAGGCGTGCCGCTGTACTGGATGTCCACATACTCGATGCCATCTTCGACGCCCGAGCCAACGATTGTGCGCGTTACACTGTCGCCTGTGCCAGAAGGCACCCAGATAGTAGGCGGCGTTCCCGGCGTTCCCGGCACTGCACCAATGCAAGTGCTGTTGCGCACGCTGTTGGTGCGCGCTCCCTCGATCAGCAGGCCGAGGTTCTGCAAGGTCGCCGGATCGTAGACGAAGCGCGGCGCATCGGTGGCGTAGGCCGTCAGCACGCCCGAACTGTTGAAGCCCCACGCCGCACTGGCCCGCGTGAAGGTCATGCCCGAGGGCAGCACGCCCGATCCGAAATCGAGGCTGAACGAGTCGTAGGCGATGGGCCACGCATTGCCCGAGGAAACCATGATCACGGGCGTCGTGTTGCCCACCGGCATGTCGACGACCGGCGAGCCGCCCGGCGACAGGATCGCCGGGGTCGCCTGACCCGAGGTGACGACGGTGATCGGGGTCGCGTTAGGCATGCTACCCCGCTTGGATGATCCGCCCGGTGAGCGTTCCCACGCCCGCATTGACGAGGCGCACGGCGGTGACCGGGGCGGCGTTGAGCACCGCCTCGAAGGGTGCGGTCTTGCCGACCATCAGGCCGTGGTCGATCCACAACGGCACGACCGCCGGGTTCTGCACATCGTCGTAAGTGTACTGCAGCTTGTAGCTCACCGCGCCGATGGGAGCGCCGACGGCAATCGCCACCTGAAACGGCGTGGCGTAGCGGTCAAGCGGGATGGTCGCGCCGTTGACCGCGCCGACGACGGTGGTCGTGATGGGACGCATGGACGACTCCCGTGTTAGCGCGCCTTGGCGATCAGGTAGTTGTCGATCAGCAGGTTGCGGATCGACGCGGCCTGCGTCCGCGCACTGAACGCCAAACCCAGCGCGGCAGTAGGGAAAGCCGCCGGGTTGGTGGCGATCCGGCCCGCCCCGCCGTCGAGGAAGGCGCGCAGCGCCCCGTCGGCCGCCGTGTAGGCGATGACGAGATCGTGCCACTGATCGCTGACCATCGG